CCACCCTGCGTCATAGGTGGCATTGTGCATGATCACATCGATGTCTGGGTTGGACAGGTATTTCTTCAACCACTTCATCGTCATCTTAGCGTCCATGTTGTGACCGCTGTTATGACGGATCGGAAAGTACCACTGGCTGTCGCCCGCAGCTACAGCAACGCCGATGATGTGGCCATCCTTACGGGCCCACCCCGGACCGAGGTCCTTGATCCTTGGATCTTTGGTCTCGAGGTCGATGGCGATCTGCTTGTACGGTGACAGGTCTGGAAAGGAGCTAGGCATGTGCCACTCCTTCTCGACCAGGTTCATCTCGTTACGAAGTTCGTGCGGGGCTTCGTCGTAGGTAAACAGATTACTCTGAGCCATCAGTAAACTCTCCACCGAGGGCACTATACGCAGCCTTATCCACCCACGAATCCTCGTGACCAATGGTCTCAAGCAGGCGGCTTGTCTTCACCCAATCCATCATCAACGCAACGTGAGCAGGTTGGATCCCGCCATACTTTTTAAACGCAGCCATGGCGATCACGTTCCATCCATCGGCAATCCGCTGATGGTTAAGTTGTGCATCGCCATAGTCCTTGGCACGGTCGCCGTTGATCAGGGCTTTAGAGGTGTCGAGGATCTGGTCTCGTTTCATATCATGTACCTGTATCGTTTGCCGGAATCCAAAAGGTGAAGCGCCTTTTTTGCTCGGGTTACCCCAACATAAAAAGCGCGGTGCTCATCGTCTTGATTGCCCTCTGCACATGCTCGAGTTGTGCCAAGGTACACGACGACATTCTCATCCTCCCCACCTTTCATGGCGTGGAAGGTTGATAGTTTGATCTTGGGTGGATCTAAAAGGTTCATACCCTTTCGCTCCACCGATGCAAAGTAAAGCTTATCCTTCTCAGAGAGTTGCGCCACGTCCATCGCATCTCGGTCCTTGGGCGCTTTTAAACCAAAGTCGAGCAGGTCCTCGTAAGAGTACTGTCCCTCTGGATCAGCAGCCTCAAGCAGTTTTGTGGCACCATGCTTTAAAGACGCATCCTCTCCGCGCTTGGAAATCTGCTCATACAGGTCTTTCACCTCGCGGAGGTATAACTTGCCTCCACTCTGTAACTTGCGCCATGACAAAATAGCTTGCGCTTTCTTCTGATTAATCGAGGACTCCCCCTTCACACTATAGATGTATCCCTCTTCACGCAAACGCCGGGCAAACTCATACATAAAGGCGTTGACTCTGGTCATGAATGTCCAGTCCTGACCGTTGTCCAGTGGTATGCTGTCGAGTGACATGTGCCACTGGAACAAGCCCTCCTCGTCTCGCGGTTTAAACTCCTTCGGTTCTCGAACACGGATCTGACGGGAGATACTGTTGGCAACCTCAAGTACTTTCTTTGGCAATCGATACGACTGATCCAATAGAATTTTCCTATCGGATATACTGAGGAACTCCTTTACCTCTGCGCCAGAAAACCCATAGATAGCTTGGTCGTCATCTCCCGCAATATACACCTCGGATGAATGCTCCGCGAGTTTATGCACCATCTGCCATTGCAGGTGGTTGATGTCCTGTGCTTCGTCAACGATCATCAGATCGGACTCAGGCGGCTCGATCTGATCGATGTATGATTGGATTAAATCCACGAAATCAAACTTGATCGAGGCCTGCTTGTAATTCTCAAGAACAGTGGCCGTCTTTTGCAGTAAAGGAAAGTGCAGGTCGTAGTCGCCTGCGTCATTGTATTCCTTTTCCAATGACACGCCACGATAGCGCGCTCGGTCGTAATGAAAGATGTATCGACTGCCGTCACCGTCAGGCGCCGTGACAAACGTTCCATCCCCAAGGTCAACAGCTTTACCTGTTAGGTCCAAGCCAAGGTCACCCCCTATAACGCTCAGGTCTTCAGCCGACAGTATGTCACTGCGTGATAAACCCAACGCGTGAAAGGCCATTGCATGCAGCGTTTTGAAATGAGGGAAATCTTTCTCGGTCAGGCCAAACTTAGAGCAAGCGCGCTCGATAGCCTCGCGAATAGCTTTGCGAGTAAACCCCACAAATACAATGCGGGATGGTCTTACGCCTCTGGCAAGCGCCTCCTCAACTTTACCAAGCAGGAAGTGCGTTTTGCCACAGCCGGGTGGACCGAATACGAGTGTCGCGTTATCAATCATCCTTCACACCTCTTGGGCGTGAGGCCAACCAAGCCACAACCTCAGCCTCAACCCAACGGCTTGCGTGGTCAGCTAAGATAACAGGCTCAGGAAAACGTCCCTCCTTTACCCATTTGTATACCGTGGTCTTAGAAACGCCGAGCCATTCGCTGACCTCTCTGATGCGCAGTAGTTTCTCAGAAGGGGATATCATTGCTATAGTCCTTTACCTCTAATTCAACTTCAGTGTCAGTAAACTCAGGCACCCACCATACGCGGATGGTTGAAGGTTTACCGTTTTGTTTTTTAATCCTTTGATGGCCATGACATTCTTCTGACCCGTTCAACTCTTTGATCCGCTCTTGGATCTCTGGCCGTTTGTATTGATTAAAGCCACGGTTCTTAAGGAATAGCTCAAGCCCAGACATGGTAAACTTAACCAAGCCACCCTCTGCCCAAGGCCGACCCAACTCCATTTCCTCTGGAGCAGTCGCGCGGATACGGCTCGTGCAAAATGTCCGTAGCAATTCATTGAACTGCCCACGCACGGTCAGTTCTTCTGGCACCTCGATCCGCACGGACTCAGACATCAACTTGTTCACAACGGGCTGCCATGTCGAAGGCTTCGGAACAGGGGGCATAATGTTCAACTGGTTCATGCAGGCCCTCTGCCAAAGCATAGGGTTTTGCAACTCCTCTACCATTAACTGCAAACGCTGCCCATCCACATCCATAAAGTATAAACGCGGCTCCGATAATAGGATCGTCAGGCCACCAAGGTTCGGTGCATCAGGCGCACTGTTCCCAACTCCGTATGGTCTGGTCTTGCAAATGCTCTTGTCGCAGTGGTCCTTGAGCGGGCACACCTCGCACTGATAGAAGTAATCCTTCTTCTCAAGCGACTTCATTAAGTTCACCATCTCCGTCGCATCAAGCGCCGGTGAGCACAGCATCCTGTTGTATTCCTCAAGGTGTGCCTTCCAATCGTCAGGCCATTTCAGGCGGCAGTATACACCAATCGCAAAGAGCGTGATGTTACGGAACTCGGTTATCGGTCCTCGGGCCGCGATCAATTCAAGGCAGTAAGGGCCGTCCGTAAAGTGACGGCGCTCCCCTGCAAAATCCATGGCGTTCAGTTCGGCAAGCGAAACCTTTTGTGTCGAGACCAGATCCAAGAACTGATCCAATTCCATGCTCTCGCCTTTGCCATCCAAAGCATAGCGCGTCGTTAACTCCGCCTCGAAGTAAGGCAGGTTGATAAAGTTCCCTACATCTCCACGTTCCGCAAGGATCGTGTCCTGCTTTGGAAATATCTCACACCCGCTGAAACCAAGGACCACAGCCATCTCTTTGAGATACTCGCGGACCAAAGCTGCAGGTTCAAAATCTTTTAGGAACAGAAACAAATGGGCACCGCCCGACTTGGACCGGCACAGGATCAATGGCATCTTCCTGCGTATGATCTCGGCGTTCAGTGCCACTAGGTCCAATGGGTATGTGTCGATATCCAAAGCGCCCCAACGGCACTCGTTCTGTTCGTTGATTGGTATAGATCCGATCCCGACCTTGCCGTCGATATGCTCCTGCATACGCGCCTCGGTCAGCGGCTCTCGGACCACGCTGCTCTTTGCTTCGACCTTTCCGTTACGTCCCTGCTTGCCCACAATAGTCCGGCCATGTGCAACGTCTGATCCGTGAAAGGCCTCAAGCAACCGCCTTGCTTGCGACATGTCATTCTCCGTGTTGATGTAAATGGGCGGTTCGCAGTCCATGCCGCCCGCATGGTCGCAATCCACTTCAGGAATAAAGGAGATGTAAAAATTCCTTCCGTGTTACTGCAATTTTCTTAGAACGGAATGCCGTCCTCGACCGGTGAAGAGGCACTGGTCTGCTCGTGCTCTTCGGGCGCAGCTTTTACCTCGCCTGCCATGATGCTGTCACGGAAAGCTTTAGCCTCGAGCAGAAGGTCACGGCTATCTACCGTGCCAACACGCTCGACCGTCCAGTTGTACCAGTCACCTAGCTCATTTGTTTCCTCAACGGAACGCAACTTCCACATGGTCGCGAACACTGGCGGTGTCTTCAGTTCCCCTGTCTTGGGGTTCTTGATCTTCTGCATTGCGATCTGCGTCTTCCAACGACGGCTGACCTTCAACTGTGTGGACTTCATGTCAATGACCACAGGTTGGAAGCTGCCGTCCTCTTCGACGATCAAGCAGAAGTGTTGGTCGGACTTAACCAACTCGTTGCCGTTGGGCAGGATCTCCTTGGACCCAGAGCGTTGGGTCTGTTGGAGGATGGGGTTGTTCGGTGCGATCTCGCCCTTGAACCCGCCGCCCATGTCACGTGGCACGAACTCCAGATACTTGGTGGTCTGGAAGCATGGGATCACCGTGACCCCTTCCTCGCCATCCCAATACTGGTTGGTTACGTTGTTGAATGCGTCACCCGAGGATGCGCCATCAATGTACTCGGCCTTCTTCTTGTTAAGCTGTGGGCTGAGCGCCTGCAGCAAACGAACGAAGGGGATTTGCATCTCGCTGCTGTCGAAGGCAGCGCCCTCTCCCGCAAACTCAAAGATGTCAGAAAGGACGTCGGTAGAGACAGAGGTCTCCTTGGCTTTTGCAACTGCGGTACTCATGCTTTTCTCCTGATTTCTGCAGCGTTGGCAACGAAGGCTCCGAACATATCGAGGTCGATAGGCTTACCTTTCTCGACACGTTCTTTAACGAATGCCTTCAACGTACTGGGGTGGATGTGGGTCTTCTTGTTGGGATTGAACCCACGCTCTTCAAGGAGGCCGACCACGTCGCCCGCCATATTGTCTTCGCCCTTACCGAAGGATACGGAGATGTCGTTCTTAATGATGTCATCAAGCCCGTTCTGCCGCAGCCAATCGTAGGCTTCTTCCCTGCGGTCCACAGGAATAGATGCATGCACAAGCATCTTGCGGTTAACCGTCAGGCCATCCACATCGACGCGGTCCACTCCCATCTCATCCATAAGTGCAGGGATAGATTCCACCGACAGCTTGTGCTTTTGCTGTTTCAGTGCTTTGAGGTGGTTCTCCGTGTCCTCGATCTCTTGCTCGACTCGGCGGAGGTTACGAACGAGATCGCTTAGTGTGCGAGTCGTTCCTGCATCTACGTTTGATAAGGCCTCACCCTCATCAAAGATGTCGTCAAAGATATCAGTCATAAGTTTTTCCTCTTCAGGGGGTTGTGGTTGA